TATTCCGATCGCGAAGGATGTAGTGTCAATGTTTGGCGGAAATTCTGCGGCGCGTATGGATATGCAGGGACTCCAGTACCTTGTCTACGCCTGCAATGAAATGAAAAAGTTCGTGGAAGGCGATAGTAAATACACAACAACCGGAATCATGTATAAATGGATTAGCCCGCTTGCAAGAATGACGGGCATTCCGATCGCCAATCTTCTCCGTGATACAGGCAGCGTAGTTGACACCGCTTTAGATATCGCGGGTGCAAATGCGGGAGATTACTGGAAAACCAAGAGGATCTATGACATATCCAGTGCAGATAATGTGACGATGTACGCTAAAAAGGCACTGAAAGCATACCGCGAAGGTAAAAAAGAACTGGGAGACAGAATCCTGTCTGATTTGATTGAAGCGGGACAGAGTGATAAGACAGTAAATTCCGGTGTCAAACGGGGGCTGAAAAACGATCCAGTAATTCAGGAAGCGGCCGAGGCGATGATGAACTGGGATCTTGAAACATACGAAGAAAAGGTCGAGGAAGTAGCGGACAGAGGAATCGACAAGGAACTGATTGTAAAAGCGGTTGATATGGTCATTAATAAGAAAAAGAAAGATGCAGGAGAGGAAGAGAACGAAGAGAATACAGAAAAGGATACCTCAGAGCCAGAAGAGAAGGAGGAGAAAAAAGAAACACCGCTTTATGAGACATCAGATGCAAATGACGCCCTGAACGCGGGTGAATATGATAAGGCGAACAAGATCCTCGATAAGGTGGTAGAATCAAAGATGGTAGAGGGGAAAAAGAAAAAGGAAGCGATTTCCTCGGTAAAGAGTTCGTTCAGTAGCAAATACAGAAAGCGGTACATCGCCGCCGGAGCTGATGAACGGGCGAAGATCGAGATTGAGCTGGAACGTCTCAGGGTAGGCGGAAGCAGGATTTTCTCAAGCGAAGATTTTGCCAGATGGAGAAAGAACGCGAAGAAAAAATAATATCATAGGTTACTGCGCTATGGCGGTCCTGACGGCGAAATCGGAGCCTCTATGCGCTACCTGTCCCAGCGGTATACGATGCCTTATAAGATGCAGAAAGGACTTCTGACCGACATCGGAACCGAGGAACTCGCCCATATGGAGATGATTGCCGCCATTGTCCAGCAGCTCACGCGCAACCTTACTCCGGCACAGATTGAGTCATCCGGGTTCGGACCATACTATATCGACCACACCACGGCAATCTGGCCGCAGGCAGCAGGCGGAATCCCGTTCAATGCGTGCGAGTTCCAGTCGAAGGGCGATGCGATCACGGATTTATATGAGGATATGGCAGCAGAGCAGAAAGCCCGCACAACTTACGACAATATTCTCCGCGTGGTCAAAGATCCGGAAGTATGCGATCCGATCCGTTTTCTGCGCGAGCGGGAGATTGTACATTTTCAGCGGTTTGGTGAAGCTTTAAGAAATGTACAGGATCACCTGAGCAGTCGTAATTTCTATACGTTTAACCCAGAGTTTGATAAAGTGAAAGCGAAGGGATAAAACAAAAACCTCCGTAAACAATGTCAAATTCATTCTTTACGGAGGTTTTCAAACCAGCACCGAGTGAGGATAAATCCTTACTGGATGTAAGGGGATTACCCATAAGTATATTGTAGTAGTGATGAGTTAGGTGTGCCAAATTTTTTATCAAGATACAGAACTAGTGTTTGCTAAATGCGGAGGCATATGGTATAATATAAACATGGAAAAAGATACATTTACTATTAAGAGAAATACACTTTCATATGGTAGAGGATATGTGTATTCTTTGCAATATCATCTTGTCTGGTGCA